CCTTACTTTGGGCTATTGCAGCCACTTCGCAAGATGGTCATAGCCGGTACTTACAACGCAGTAACCTATCCACTCTTTGCTGGCTACACGCTTGGCTACAATTACACCTACCCGACCAATGAAGAGTTCGGCTATGTAGATATTCAATGCACCGATGCCTTCACGCTATTCAACAAGTCAGCCATTACCACCGTTACCGGGGCTACGGCTGGCCAGACCACAGGCACACGCATCACCAAGATCCTTGACGAGATTGGCTTTCCCGGTGGTCAGCGAGTCATAGACACCGGAGACATAACTGTCCAAGCAGATCCCGGAACGCTGCGCACCGTCCTCCAAGCCCTGCAAGACGTGGAGTTCACCGAGTATGGGGCTGTGTATGTAGATCCGCGTGGTGACGTGGTATTCCGTGAGCGTAGCGATCTGGTCGATTCTTTGGCCGGTACGGTCACCGTGTTCAATCAAACTACCGGCATACCGTACCGAGACCTAAAGTTCGCCTTTGACGATAAGTTGATTTTCAACGTTGCTAACTTCACCAGAGTCGGTGGTACTACTCAGACCCATACGGATCAAGACAGCATAGACACTTACTTCCCTCATGCCATCAGCAAGCAGGATCTACTTCATGAGACCGATGCGGCAACCCTTGACCTAGCCAAGGCTTATGTGGCCAACCGGTCTGTGACAGATATTCGCATCGATGCTATGACCCTCGATCTCACCACGCCTAACTATCAGGCTGGCATCGAGGCAGCTTTGGGACTGGACTTCCTTTCGCCGGTAGAAATCAGCAATGACCAACCCGGTGGCTCGACCATCACCAAGACTTTGCAGATCTTTGGAGTTCAGCACCAAATCACGCCTCGCTCTTGGCTCACCACATTCACCACCAGCGAACCTATCTTGACCGGGTTCATCATCGGCAATAGCACTTACGGTATAATCGGACAATCCAGACTTTAGGAGATATAGATGGCCACAGGCTTTCCAGCATCAACCGGTGACGTACTTAGCGCACCCATGTTCAATGAGTTGGTGCAGTACACGATCAACACTCAGTCTGGCACGACCTATACGCTGGCATCGACAGACCAGTACCAAGTCCTCGTCATCACGTCCAACGCCTCAGCCAAGACCGTGAGCATCCCAACCGATGCCACGACCAACTTCGCTATTGGTACGGCCATCACTATCCTCAACACCGGCACAGCCGATACCACCATTTCGGCCACCACTCCCGGCACTACCACCGTTACATCAGCCGGTGCGACCAGCGCAAGCCCTAAGGTTGCCGTCAATCGCGCAGCCGTGTGTGTGAAGACCGCCGCTAACACTTGGCGAGTAATCGGGGCAGTCTCGTAATGATCGGCAATATTGTTGCTGCTATCACCGATGGAGGCGAAGTCGCGACCGATTTCGAGTCCATCGCAACCGTCACCGTGGGTGCTGGTGGTGCTGCCAATATTGAATTCACAAGCATACCTGCAACTTATCAACATCTTCAGATTAGGGGAATTGCTCGGAGTGCAAACGCAGTCACTTACGGTGGTCTTAGAATTCAGGTTGGAAACGGTTCTATTGATACCGGAAGCAATTACAACACGCACGACCTTTACGGAGATGGTTCAACCCCAACTTCTTCAGGCACAATAAATAATACAAATATGTATGCTGGAACTGTTACTTCTGCTTCTCTAGGCGCAAACATTTTCGGCGTTGCGGTTATAGATATTTTGGATTATGCAAATACAAACAAAAACAAAACAACAAGAGGTTTAGGTGGTGCTGAGGGTAACGGTTCAGGTTATCCTTATTTTTCAAGTGGAGCGTGGCGTTCTACTTCGGCAATCAACATTATTAGACTTACTACGACTTCAGGTAATTTCGTTCAGCATTCGACCTTCGCCCTCTACGGAATCAAGGGATAACATGCCAAAGACCTATGAGCCGATAGCGACTCAAACACTAGCGACAGATACGGCAAGCGTTACCTTTTCAAGTATTCCATCGACCTACACCGATTTACTCATTGTGGCATCCGCACAGCGAGCAATTACCGGATCTGGTGGTGCTGGAACGATGAGAATCAATGGAGACACCGGGAGCAATTATTCAAGCACGATTCTCTACAATGATGGGAACACGGCTTATTCTTTTCGTTGGAGTAATCAAACTTCATTCCAAGCGGCTTTCAATTCAGGCGATGGCTCATACGCCGTCAATCTGATTCATATTATGAATTACGCAAACACGACTACCAATAAGACCGTGCTTTCAAGGGTCGGTTTCCCGGGAACAAATAGCAGGGTTCAAGCAGGGGTCAATCTTTGGCGTAGCACCGCAGCAGTCGATTCAATTACTTTGACGGCTACTAGCGATATTGAGTCCGGCTCAACTTTCACTCTTTACGGAATCAAGGCGGCATAATGGCGACCACATACAAGAAAATAGCCAGCGTGACCGTCACCGGAGCCACGGCTGCCAGCATGGAATTTACGAGCATTCCTTCATCGTATGATGATTTACTTCTGAGGGTATCCCATAGGAGCGACAGAACCGGCGGAGTCATTACAGCCTCTTTGCTTATGGCTTTGAATACCTCTAGCGCAAATTTTACCGGGCGACGCCTGCAAGGTAACGGCAGCGTAGTTACTTCCGCTTCACAGACTACAAATTATTTCAGTAACACCACAACAGCAAGCAGCACCGCAAGCACATTCACCTCCACCGATATTTACATTCCAAATTATGCCGGTTCAACTAATAAATCCATATCGGTAGATGATGCTCATGAAAATAACACCACGGAAGCCTACGCTTATCTTTGGGCTGGTCTTTGGTCACAAACTGCCGCCATCAATCAAATTACTTTGACGATTGATGGATGGAATTTCGTTACGAATTCAACCGCTACCCTTTACGGCATCAAGAAATCATAAGGAGACACCATGACCACGAAGATCATCGTTGATTGCTCGACCGGAGTGGTCGAGGAAGTCGAACTGACCGAGGAAGAATTGGCGCAACGCGAGGCAGACCGGATTGCGTTTGAGGCAGCCGAGGCAGCACGTTTGGCTCAGGAAGCAGAGAAGGCAGCCAAGAAGGCTGAACTGCTCGCCAAGTTAGGGATCACCGAGGACGATGCCAAACTCCTCCTCTCCTAGGTTATGCAAGGCAGGCATCCAACTACGCGAGCAGCTCGATGACTCGTTTCCGGACCGTAGAAGGCCAGATGGTTGGGTTGCCGATGCCCGGCACTATCGCGACAATCCTCGCTCTGACCACATCCCGGATGCAGAGGGATGGGTTCGTGCCTTGGATGTATCAGTTCACTTGGGCCTCGGAGAGCAAATGCATGACTTGGTCGATCAGTTACGAATATATGCCAAGCGAGGAGGACCGGGGCGGCGTATCGCCTATATCATCTTCGACGGTCGAATATGTTCACCACTATACGGCTGGCGATACAGAAAGTACCGTGGGGCTAACCCTCATCGCGCACACGCCCACATAAGTTTTACCAAACGTGGCGATCTTGACGGTCGCTTCTTCAACGTACCGATGCTAGGGGGAGACCTTGCCTGATTCACTCAAACACCCGATTGTGCTGGCCGTGGGAGCATTCCTCTCAGCATGGGCAGCGACCAACTTTGAACTCGATTACCGGGCGATCTTGTGGGCTGTTGTCTCCGGTCTCTTTGGATACGCCAAGCCCTATAAGAAGTGAGTCCGGAAGAATGGGTCGGACTGATTGCTGGTCTGATCGCGATCGCTGGTGCGTTTGTAGCCGCGTTGAGATGGACGGTTCACCAGTTTGTGCTGGAATTGGGCAATCAGATGTTCGCTCGGATGGACAAATTAGAGATAGAGATCGGCGTTTTGACCGCTAGACAGTCAGAGATCTATGCGACACTTATGACCCAAGGAGGTGCGCACCGTGGCAAAGCGAAAGACCAAGGCGCAAAAACTCGCAAGCCTAAGAGCAAAAGAGCGAGCCGCTAAGCGCACCAAGGAAATCACCAAACTCGATGCATGGGCCATAAGCCTCTATGAGGTTGCCGAGTCCATGAGGCGAGCAGGCTTTGACGATGCGACCATTCAGGGCTGGCTAGTGGATCAGCGATTACCAGAATGGGTAGCCCCTCGGCCTGACGAGTTTGATGATGACGAGGAAGAAGAAGACGATTAGCATCAAACGGATTGCCTTCGTACCCGATTTGCAAGTACCCTTTCACAGCGAGCCAATGGTGAACTCCATGGCTCGCTTTCTTGCTAAGTGGAAGCCTCATCGCACCATCCAGATCGGTGACGAGATTGACCTTCCGCAGCTGCGCAATGGCGCAAACGTGCTGGAAGAAGCCATGGGCAACATCGATGAAGACCGATCATGGACTCAAGAGATCTTGGAGCAACTCGGCGTGACCGATGTGGTCGGTAGCAATCATGGGGCGAGGGTCTATAAGAGCCTGATGAATCGGCTGCCAGCCTTCACCAAACTGCCTGAGATGGCCTACCACCGGTTCATGGGTTACGACAAAATGGGCATTGCCTATCACCCACAAGGGGTCGGTTTTGCCCCGGGTTGGATAGCCATCCATGGCGATACCGCACCCTTGTCCAACAAGCCCGGCCAGAGTGCCTTGAATTCGGCTTTGAGGGCCGGTAAGAGCGTCGTTCAGGGGCATACCCATAGATTAGGACTGTCAAGCCATTCTGAGGCCTATAAAGGCAATTATGGGCGAATTCTGTGGGGTGTAGAAGTAGGCAATATGGTGGACCTTTCCAGCCCCGGCATGGGCTATACCCGAGGGTATGCTAATTGGCAGCCCGGTTTCGTGGTCGGCTACCTAGAGGGATCTCGGTTCTACCCAGTCCTAGTACCAATGAACCCAGACGGCAGCTTCGTCTTCGAGGGCAAGCGATACCGATGATTGAGACCATCGTGCCGATTACCCGGACCATCGATGACCATATTGACGATTGGGATGCAGCCTCAGATTTCGTTATGAAATCGTTATCAACACACCCCGGTAGCCAGCACCGGTAGGGCGTAGCCTTTGCCTAGTCCGAGACTCGGACAGGAAAGGAATCAATGACTGCTATCGGGTTTGACCCATTAGCCATTTATTACATCATTGCACTTATAGCCATCCCAGTCTTGGGATTGCTCTATACAGCCCTAACCGAGAACTGGTACTGGAAAGGATTCAAGGATGGAAAGCGACTCGCCCAAAACGATCACAGCGCAAGAAGTACTCGATGAAGCAGGGCGTATCCGGGGTGATCGTGGAGCAATCTATGGTCACCCATACATCAATCACAGGCGTATCGCTGACCTGTGGAGTGCGT